CAATTTAATCATAAAATCATATCTATTGAATATGTAGATGAAAAACAAGATACAGGTACTATTACTATTGATGGTAATGAGGAATTACATAATTACCATAATTTTGCATTAACATCTGGAATTTTTACAAATAATTCCAATCTTAATGACATAGCTGATATCGAGTATTTAAGGGATAATTTATTTACTGGATTAGGAGTTCCTAAACCATTTTTAGGTTTTCAAGATTCAGCAGGTGATGGTAAGAATATGGCACAAATGGATATTAGATTCTCTAAAAAAGTAAATAGAATTCAACAAGCGATGATTCAAGAATTAAATAAAATGGCAATGATTCATCTTTATTTACTTGGATTTAAAGATGATTTTTCTAATTTTACTCTTAGTTTAACTAATCCATCTACACAACAAGAGATATTAGCTACCGAAATAATGCAACAGAAAGCACAAGTATATTCTGAACTTACACGAAATGAAGGTGGTATTGCTGCAATGTCACATACAAATGCAAAAAGAAAACTATTTGGATGGAGTGATGTTGAGATAACTAATGATCTTAAAATACAGAGAATGGAACGTGCAATTGCACAAGAACTACAAGATTCACCACTTAAAATCACTAAAACAGGTATGTTTGATGATGTAGACGATAAATATGCTACTAATGACATACCAGCAGGTGAATTAGAGGGAGGTGAATTAGAGGCAGGTGAGGGTGAATCAGAAGAAAATCTACCACCAGCAGGTGAAGAGACAGCAGATGCACCACAATCACCAGCAGACCTACCACCAGTGATTGGTCAAGGACAAGGTTTTAAACCAGATAAAGTAAAACCAAGACTAAGTGAAAAAGAATATGAAGATAAAATAACTAATATTTTGGAAGTTGGGAAAAGGGCAAAAAAATCTAACGACATAGATAAAGCTATCATTAATGAAAATAAAGATAAGGCAATGATTTTAAGTAAAAGAGCAATTGAAATGTCAGATGAAATTAATTCTCTTTTGGGTGAAAACGAAAGTTTAAATAATGATGAAATTAATGATGAAATATTTAATGGTGAAAATCTATTAGAAGTAATAAGTAAAAATATGAATAAAAAGAAATAATTTATACTAAAAAAGTATTTATAAATAACAAAACTAATTATGAAAAAAAATATAGGTATAATTAAATCATTTTTATCTGAATCGCTAAAAAATGATTATATGTGTAATTCAGTCAATGAATCTAGAAATATTGCAAAGAATTTTCATTTAATACTAAAAGAATCTGATATATTGAAAACACAATTTACAGTATATAAAAATATTGAAAATAAGTTTATTGAAAATGAAAGTTTAGCATCAAGATATATTGATGAAAACATATCATTATTTAAAAAATATACTAAAGATGAAATTCTTAATGAAACAAAAAAATTAGATAGATTTGATCTATCTAATTTTAATTCAGAAAAAAAAGAACTATACGAGTCGATTGACATTTTAATTAATAAATCAACAAAAGATAACGATAATATTGATGTTAATCAAATACATGAAGCATTCATTATAGTACTTAATCATATTAAAAATAATAAACCCAAAATTAATGAATCAAGGGAAGTTAATTTTAATTATAAACATATTACAACTGAACAAGTAATAGGAATCGCATTAAATAAATTCAACGAAAAGTACTCTAACTTAGATGAGCGTGAAAAAAAGGTTCTACAAGTACTTGCATTAGGAAATAAAGAAAATAAACTTAAATTATACGAATCATTGAAAGAGGATAATTTAAGTTTATTAGAGTCAATGACTAAAGATGGTTTTGAAGATAAAATAATTAAAACTGTAGATAGAATAGAAAAAATGACTAGTGATGATGATAATATTGTAAAAAACACTATTAGTCTTTATGAGTTAAGAAAAAACTTATCCTAAAAATGTCTTAAATTTATCAACTTCGAAGTTAATATCATATCCAAATGAAATACCTTTTGGTTTAGTTATTGGCTTCGAAAGTTTATCATTATTTTTATCCCCTAAATATCTAAATATTCTATCAACATAATCTATACTTGTTTTAGTTAGAGTTTCACCATATTTATTATTGGATAGGTCTAACATATCAATATATGATTTTGATGATAATAAATAATTCCTATCATATCCAAATAATGCATTTGCTGTTAAGTTATTATTTCTTCGTAATATTTCAGACATTAAATTTGACTGTGCTTTAATCATTATTTCAGGGTTATCAATTATATTTTGATGTAATTGTAATCTATTATTTACTGCTACCAATATAGTATCTGAATTACTACCATACCCACTATAAATATATGAAGAAGGATTGTTTGGTTTAACTAATAAATTAATTATTTTAGATATCTCTACATCACTAAAATTTAAACTAGTCATTGCTTCAATAGTTTCAGGTGTTTCACTATTAACTATATGTCTAAACACTCTATTAGATATAAAATCAGATATTCCAGACCCACTATCTATTTTATTATAATGCCATAAATTATATTTACTTTCCTCATATCCTTGTGCAGCTAAAATGTTTGCATCAATATTATTTAATTCAGCATATTTATTATACCAAAAAATTAATGATTCACCCAACTCTTCATTTGTATTAATTGGGTTTCCTAAGTGACCAATAACATTTGCAGTAAAAATCATATTAATACCTTCTACATTACTATATAATAAATTATATTTATACTTACCCACAATTAATGAATTGCCAGTCCCAGAACATATTGTTCTTATAAAATTTTCACCAGTTTTTGTTAATTTTTTCATATTTATTAAATAGGTAAATTAGGTAATGTGATAGGTATTGGTGGAAAAGAATAAAAATTTTGATTTGATGTTGGTATAATAGGATACTTATCAATTACTCTTTTATTTACTAGTAGCTGATATAAATCACTAGGTAACAATCCAAAACTTTTTTCAAAGTGAGGTAAGTCTGTTAACGTAATAAAATTACCACCCCATTTGAATCCGTATAACTCACCCACTTCCCCAATATATTTCATAAAGGTATTTCCAGTATTTGGAATATAGGGTTTGTTGATATTAGTAATATCAATTTGATTAATATCAAAACCTAACCCATAATTATGATAACTTTCATATGCCTTTGCAAATGTTTGAGGGTTATTAGGGTCTTGCTCTGATAATACTCTATTTTGTCCGTCAGGTGTTCTAAATGCACTGTTAATTCTAAGATAAATACCTTCACTACTTAATCTATTGATAAATTCTCTAGTTCTAACTCTAATTAATGGATGCAATTCGTTAATTTTATTATTAGTTTGTAAATCCCATGTAAGATTATCATCTGGCTTTGCTTTAACATTTATAATTCCAATTTTTGGTTCATTACTTATATTAGAATTATTTAAACCAATTCCTCTATTAGAACTTAAATCCTCTGATGTTCCACTTTCAAAACCTACAGATACTGCATAATCTTTAATTGTTGGATTCGGGAATTTAAGAATTTTAGTACCTTGAAATGTAGTTACCACATGATTTGCAGTGAAATTATGTTCAACACTAGTTATTAGATATGCACCAGAATACATTGGTACATTTTCTAATTGAAAATATTGTGTTGGTTGTATCAACATATTCCCAAGCATCGTTACTTTAGCAGAATATGCTCTATTTTCATAAACATTATATAAATTCTGACCTTTAGGTATTGGTGCAGTTTTACTATCATCATTAGCGATTTTAGATAGGATAGCTAATGAATCATTTGTTTCTGTAAACTCTCTACCTTCCATTTCAATACTATTGAAAAACGATTGATTTTGTTCTGCATACCCAACTTTAAATCCCTTTACTTGATAATATGGTCGTTTTGATCTGTTATTAGGATTCACAATACTATCGCCATTATTTGAATTAGGTAAACCCTCTTTCTCTAAATCTAAAATACCATCATTATCGAATGTTCTATCATTATCAATATTATTTAGTATTGCAGAATTACCACCAACATACATACAAACAAATGCAGGTTCTGCTTCTTGATCAACAGTCTCAAATATTTTAAATGCATCATCCCATCTATCATTTTCAAATGACATAAAGTTTTGTAGTGGAAAAAATTCAAACCCATTATGTGATAATAAATGTGATAACATGCTAAACACAGAAATATCATAATCTTTAGATAAATCAATTAATGGTTCAACATTAATAATACAATCGTTTATAGGTTTCATTGCTCTATCAACAAACATAAAATTATCAATTAAACTATCACCACAATTCTTATTCAATGGAAATCCTTTTTTTATTGTACTATCACCAGCAATCCATTTATCTGATATTGTCTTAAAAGAATAATATATTCTATTTTTTATATCATTATCTTCAATACTTTCAATTGTCGCAGCTTCTATATTATCAATAATTTCTTTTTGTTTTTTTATATTTTGAGAAAGTACCTTAAAAAAGGTGCTGAAATATAATTTATTTGCCTCTAATTTACTAATACTATCTACATTTGTTATTGATAAAGGTTCAAATTCTTTTGTTTCAGTAAGATCATTTTCATCATTACTGAACACATATTGGTTTGCAATTACAATTGCTACTTTTTCATTAAGAACTTGTGTGATTGTAGTTAAATCCTTATTAACATCTAATAGTTGTTTAATATATTCGTCAGCCTTTAAAGTTTCATTTGGATTCAAATCTACACTAGTAAAGAAGTTTAATATTGTAGCTACTATTTGTCTATCTGATATGAAACTAGTATTTTCAACTCTTTCAATCAAATTCACTAAATTTGATTTAATTGTAATATATTCATGATTAATAAAATCGACTAAAAATCCTCTAAATTCATCTTTATCTCTTTTTGACATTAATGTACTTATCTTATATTGATCTAAATATATAAATTTCATATCATCAGAGAAATTTCTACTTTCAATATTTTGAATTAAAGTTTCAAATTCCAATCTAAATATTTCATCTTCACTAAATCTAATTATCCCACTCAAATATATTACACTAAAATATGGTGCTTCATTTACCGTTGGATATATATATGAATCATTTAATTGATGACCCCCAGAACTTTCTCTATTAAAATATGACCTAGACTTAATAAAATTACTTGCAATAAAAAAAGCTTTAACATCTTCACTGTAATTAGAACTTTCCAAAATAATAGATAATTCTTTTGCAAATTCATTTTTTGCAAGAATTATACCCCAAACATTTGCAAAAGAATTAGTAAAACTATATTTATTAATATTAAGTAATTCATTTGTGTTATTAATTTTCACTACTCCAAATTCAAATTTTAAACCATTCATATATTTCGTAGTAAAGTCACTACCTGAATCTACATCTCTAATATACATTATATTTTCTTTTGTAAATTCAATATCACCAGTCCCATCTACACTAATAAAATCATATATTCCTTGAATCGAAAATAAATTAGAATCATCATTTAAAAACTTATCTACAGGATTTGAATCATCATTACTATTAACTCTTATTTGTGGTAAATTATTCCCTCTAAAAATTTTAACACCAACAAAGCTCTCATTTTTTCTATCCTTATATAAATCAACAACATCACTACTAATACTTGAAGATTCACCTTCTGGATTAAATTCAACTTCCCTAGTATTACCAATTGTACTAAATTTAGATGTTGAACTATTCATATAACTAATAACCTTATTATATGCTGGTATGCTTTTTGCCCATTCAACAAAAATATTTAAAACATTAGTATTTGATTTATACTCTTCACTTAATCTTACTAGTGCATTAATAGTATTGATATCACTTAGTGATTGTGCTAAATTAACTGCTTCTGCACTAGCACTTAATTTGATAAGATCATTATTTTTTAATTTATTTTCACTTAAAATCTGAATTATATATGGATTTTCTTGATAGAATTGTTTTCCATAGGTATATTGTGATACTACATAAAACCTTTCAACAACTTTATTTAATATCTTATTTATCTTATCATCAACACCTAAATCTTGATATTGATATTCTATCCCAGTATAAGGTGATTCCTTATCTGAATTAAAATATATACTATCAGCAGGAGTAGCAGGTATCCATTTATTGTTACCAAGAGCATCTTCTTGTGTTCTCATTTCTCCCACCAACTCTTCTTTTTTTGGTATAATGAAAGCTCTTATAAATTCATTTACTAAATTAATCTCAGGAAATGGATTACCTGTTGATCTTGCAACATTTATTGATAAATCAACAGGTGCTGCTCTATTGTTATTTTTACTATATAATGGAAATGCACTAATATAGTTTTTTTCATTACCATATGGTTCGTTAAGAGAATTAATAATTAAATCTCTATTAGCGGGTATGTTATGATGATTTTCAGATTTTTCAGTTGTGTCTCTAAGTTTATTAAAAAATAAATCAACATCATCACATATAATTTTAAAAATATTATAAATTGTAGGTAACATACCTAAGTTCTTTATTGCAGCTTCATTTGCTTTTTCACTTAATATTAATTTATTCTCATCTACTCTTTTAGTATTATCATTAATAAATTTATTTAATTTTAAATAAAATTTAGTTATATCGATACCAACATAAATCACACCTCCTTTTTCTACAAAATTAATAATATTACCTGAATTTCTAGGTACATTAAATTTATTTGGTTCACTAATATCATCTTTGTGAATATTATTAATAAACCCAGTAGCTCTTTCAATTAAAATAGTTTTTAATGTAACTAATTCACTATTAAGTTTTTCAGTAACTCCAAATTCTTCACCACCATCTAATCTTATAGATAAATATAATCTTTCATTTTTATTTTCATTAATTGAAGTAGTTTTATCTATTTTAGCAATATTATTGTATTGTGTTATTGACTCTATTGACCTAAAAACTACTTTATTAGCATCATTATTTATTTTCTCTTTTACAAAAATATTAGATAAATTTCTATATTTTTCTGAACTTATTAAATTAATGAAATTATTTATCGATCCAATTAATGAATTACCTTCTGATAATCTAACTTGTGATTCCCTTAATGCTTTTGATTCCTCAGAAAGGTTTTTAAGGTTAGCTATGTCATTATATAGATTTTCTAATTTTTTTATTAATTCATGTGTATTTTTAGGTTTAACTAAATTAGAATTATTATTTTTATTTGGATCAATATCATCTAAACTATTATTTAAGAATGTAAATGATTTCTCATCTAAAGATTCAGCAGTTTGTTTAGGTATTAATGGAACTATATCAATATAGTTAAATGGTATATCTGATAATGGAGCAAATGTTCTTGCAACAAATTGTGCATTAATTACGAAATCACCTTTATCTGATTCAAATCTAGAATTATGTTTAACTAAATGTAATTGATATGTTAATGCTCTCCCATAATAACCTTTAACTGTTAACTCAAAAATAGGTGGTGGAAAATCAAATAAAATTGAATAGGGACTTTTTTTACCTACATTAAAAAATGCAGACCCCCTAATATCTCTAAACTCAACATCTACTTGTGGAATATAAGATGAATTCGTTTTTATATTTATATTAGTTATTCCAAAACCTTCAAATATTGTAGATGTACTACTATCATTATCAACCCATTTAGTAGTGAACTTACCACTATCTTTATCAAAACCAAGCATATTAATATTTATACTGTCTTCTGAATTTTCCAAACCAATCTTACCTCCATTATTGGTGATTACACTTCTTTGTTTCCTCTGTGCAACCATAGAAACAAATATGAATATTTTTTCATAGTCAGGAGTCCCATTAAATTTCTCCGATAATTTACTTACAGATTTAATCGGATCAATAATACTAATGTCTACACTCTTACTTTTATTCTTATCTTCTAATTCTAACATAAATAATTTTATACTTATAAATACATATATCCCAAAATTACGTCATTTTTTATTAATAATATGTATTTATATCTAACTATAAATAATTATGAGTAATATATTGTCTAAAGGTGCTACTGGTTTTGGTATTTTAATTGAACATGATGCAGGTTATGTATCTGGAGATTTAAACCCTGCAATGATAAATGAAGGATTTAAAATTAATCCAGATGAACCAGTATTAGTAAATTGTATTCTACAAAAATGGGGTGTAAAAAATAAAAATGGTAGAATATACCCTAAAGATATTTTAGTTGCAGAAGTTGAAAACTATAGAAAACTTGTAGATTCAAATGCTGCAATCTCCGAAGCAGATCATCCCGATTGTCAAAGTCCTGATAGTGAGATACTTACAAATTTAGGATGGAAAATGATTAAAGATATATCTGATGATGAGGTTGTTGCTACATTAAATATAAATTCAAACGAAATTGAATATAAAAAAATAGATAAGAAAATCTATGAAGATTACATTGGAGAAATGTATGAATTTTCAGGTTTAAATTTTCAAAATACAGTAACTCCTAATCATAGATTTTTACTAGAGAAAAAAAATGGAGAAAGATTTTATGTATCAGCAGAAGATATTTATAATAACCATAATAATGTATTAACTAATGGAAGTAATAAAATTCTAAAGAAAGGTATTTGGAATGGTAAATATAATGAATATTTCAAACTAAAAGGTTGTGATAATAATCAATTTCATGATAGAATGAAAAAAGATTTATTAAGTAGATATACTCAAGATATTGATATTAAATCAGAATTATGGTATGCATTTTTAGGAATTTATCTTGCAGATGGACATTCATCTGGAGTTAATTCAAAGAAAAAAAGCGGGTATGGAGTAACAATTACACAGAAAAAAGAAGACACTAAATTATTAATTAAAGAATTATTAGAAAAATTACCCTTTGACTATGTAGAACATATCTATGAAAATGGTAAGGTTCAATTCATTATTAGTGATGCTAGATTACATAATTATTTATTACCACTAGGTAACTCACATAATAAATATGTCCCACTAGAAATAAAAAATGCATCTAAAGAATTATTAGAAATATTTTTTGAATGGTTTTCAATTGGTGATGGTAGAAAAATAAAGACAAAAAATAATACATATAGAAAATCAGTATTTTCTACATCTGAAAAATTAATTAATGATTTACAGGAAATACTATTTAAAATTGGTGGTTCTGGGAATATTAGTATGGGTAATAATCATAAGAGAGATTCGTGGATGTATGATAAAAAAAAGATATTAACATTAGAGGATGGTAGTGAAGAAGTTATTTATGAAAAAAGGATAATAAAAAAAGAAAATAGAAAACCATTATTTAATCTAAATATTTCTTCAACAGATTATATATGGTTAGATAAAAGAAATATTAAAATTAACAAAATAAATTATAACGACAAAGTAGTATGTGTTAGAGTTGAAAATGGTAATTTCTTAACTAGAGTAAATGGTAAAACCCATTGGACAGGTAATTCTAGTATTGTTTCACTACATAACATATCTCATTTAATAAGAAAAATTTGGTGGGGTACTGGTGATGATGAACATATCTTATATGGTCAATTAGAAATTATAACATCACCAGCATATATGAAACAAGGTATTACTACAATGATAGGCGATAAAATTGTAGAGTATTTAAGAAGAAATATTAGATTAGGAATATCATCAAGAGGTGTTGGTTCACTAAAAGAAATTAAAGGTGAAAATATTGTTCAAAATGACTTTGAATTAATATCATTTGACTTGGTAGCATCACCAAGTACACCCGGGGCATATCTCTTTCCAGCATCAAATGAAATGTCAATCCCTAGAATGGGTGAGAATAAAAAATCAACATTAAGTAATTTATCTGAAAATAAAGAGAGAATATCTACTGCTTTTGATAAATTCTTACTATAAAATTAATTAAAAAACAAGGTTTTTGTAAAATATATTTGCAGAATTTATAAAAAACTGTACTTTTTTAATCTTATTATGTATTTATATGAAATTAAGATACTAAATCAAATTTAGCTATGAGCAAAGAAAAAGTAAAAACAAGTTTAGAAGAAGCATTTTTCGAGATTGATACAATCTTAGAAGCTGCTACTAATAGAGCTAAAGATAAAATAGCTAAAGAAATGCCAGATAAGTTTGAGAATTTCCTTAGTGAAGAATTAAATAAAAATAATAACAAAGAATCAGTAAAAGAGTCTATCGTAGACAAAAACAAAAAAGAACCAGTAGTGGGTAATAAAAAAACTGATAACAAAAAAGAATCTCTTAAAGAGATGGAGCAAAAAGATATGAGAGAAATGTCTATGCAAGAAGTGGAAGATGCCTATAAT